TAACGCTCACGAGCCTTGTAACGGACGTTACCGGTGTCGAAGTCTCCATCCATCGAAGTGCCCATCGGGATACGAACAAAATGCTTCATACCGTTGGGAACGTCTGTCGTCAGGAACCATGCGTTCGTATCCGTCAAGAAGTGGTTAACGGTGTAACCCTCGGGGATAGAACCCATGAACTTCAGAGCGTTGATGTCGTTATCAGCCGTAGCAACACGGAGTTCCGTATCCAACAGGCGGGTTGCAACGAACATCAGTGCGGGCGGCACAATCAACTTGCGCGGCTTGGCTGCGATCAGCAGGCCACGCTCGTCTGTCCACGCTGCGATCTGAATAACTGCGTTTTCCAACGAAGTCTCATTCAGGTCTGCACCAGTGGCAGGACGGTTAGAGTTAACACCACCAGAGACCAGCGGGTGCTGAGTTGAGAACAGAGGCACGCCATCACCACCGTAATACTGGCTGGAGTTGGTAAAGCCATTGTTCAGAACGGCAGCAGCCTTAGTCTGCTTGGTGTAGGCCATTGAACGAGCCAGAGCCTTGGTATAACGAGCGCTGAGAGAGTCATAGAGGTTGTCCTCAATTGCCTCTTCAGTGATCGCAAAACCGTAAGCAATGGTTTCGTGCGTATAGCGTGCCGTAAAGGCTTCCTGCGCGTTGTCATAAGCAATCGCAGCACCTTCCGACTTAACGGGGGCGGCTGAGAAGCCAGACAGTTTGGTTTCTTCTTCAAACGAACGCTCAGAAGTCTCGGTTGCATAAATTTCTTTATGCTCCTCGCCGTAGCGAGCGTACTCCATACCAAACAGAGCATTAAGTCCGGGCAGGAGTTCTTTTAATAGTTGGGAACGTGAAATAGCCATTTAGAATCTCCTTATCAAGTCGTGCCGCTACCGTTCGACTGATAGTACGAATGTACGCCAAAGTTAAACTTGACGATACAGTCCGTAAATGCGTCGCCCGGAGTCGAGAAAGTCGGTGCGCCATCAACCAGATCAACGATACGCACTGCAAGAGTTGCAGTGTTAGCAATCGTGCCAGCCTCTAGTGTGACTTTGCTGTTACCAGAAATGGTAGAACCAGCCGAGAAGTTACCTAACTCAGCGTTGTTACCAATCTTGGTAAGTGCGACTGTGTTATCAGCCTGAACTTGATACAACTGATCCGGATCATCAATAACGCTAATCAGGATGTTGGTATACCCAGCGTTGACTGCGTTAGCAGGCAGATACTGAGCAAACTGGGTGTATTTCAAAGTGGGATCAGTGTAAGAAACACCAACGCACACACCAACAATACCCCGAGTCGAGGTGGTAGGAGTAGTTGTGACTGGAGATGGCTCACCATCTGACAGTTTCACAATATCTCCAAAGAAAATGCCCGTCGCACTGTTAACAGTCATCAGGTACTTGCGGATGGTGCCGCCCGTAAATGATTGACCGCCAATCAGATTGATCGGACGTAGCCCGTAAGGCGAGGCAGTAGTTGCCATATCAATCTCCTAAGAGTTTATCGTTTGCTAAAAGTCACCTCAGTGCGCTTCTCACTAAAGAGAGGCATCCTCGGATCGTTTTCCCTCATGAAGTTGTTGTCCACAGATTGAATCTGTTTACGGTTCAACTCATCGTAGTAGGCTTGTCTTGCTTTGGTTTTTTCTTCCAACTGCTTACAAAGCATTAAGCCGCCAATTTCAATGTTTCCACTTACCTTAGAAGGATCATCAACGATATATGCCATTTCAGGGTGATCTTCCAGACGAACTGGCTCGTAACCCTCACGACGCATCATTGCTACATTTCGAGCGTCGCTCTGCCCCATAAAGTGGGTACGTACCCAACGGAACGTATAACCATCTTGTGGATCAGGATCTGGCAGTTGTTGCGGCGGGGTATAAGTGGCCGACTGAGCGCGGGTTTCGCGTTCACGAGATTCCAAAGCACGTTCAATTCGATCCATCATCTATTCTCCTGCATAGCAACTTGTTTCGCATAAACTTCTAAGGGGACTCCCAAGCGTCGAGCAATAGCCACCTGTGATTTGGTGAGCGTAATCTTTTTGCTGGAAGTTGTTCGTGTCGCCGGTGCTACCACCGTTGCCTGTTGGCGTTTTTCTACTTTCGGAGGCTCTGGAGTTTCATCTTTTGCAGACTCATTCTCTTCAAACCTATCCGGAAAAACTTGCCGAAGCCGAGCATCGATACGCTCGTAGTATTCGTCAGATTGAGGACTGACCCCATTCTTAACTAATCTTTCGTGCTGTGCATACGCCAGTGCCGTCATCTCTTCATCAACGCCAAACCAAGTATTTTTGTTATACCAAGTAATGGCCTTTTGATCAGGCGGCGGCACTTGCGGTTGCACGGCCTGCTGATAAGGTACTGAATTATTTTCCTGTTGTAAAGGCGTTTCTCTTTCCGGGGCGGCGTACTGCGGCTGATACCGCTTCCAATTCTCCTGCTCCATCGTTGCCCGACTAATCTCGGACATCGCCTCAGCCACCTTGTCGGCATCCCCAGTTTCTTGGGCTTCCTTCAAACTCTTCTTGGCTGCTTGCAGTGCAACATCGGTACGGGCCTGCGCCTGCTGAATCAGGACCTTTTCACCCTCTGTCAACCTTGACTTCAGCCGATTGTTCTCCTCCATGATCTGCTTGGCGTAAGACAGAGCCTCGGCCTGCTCGCGGGCGGCTTTCTCTTTTGCCCTGCGCTCATCGTGCCAAGCCCGCTTTAGTTCATCCAAGCGTTTCTGGACTTTCTCGTTGACCACATCAATCTCATCGACCTCCTTGGGAGGGGTCTTCATGGGCTTGCGGTCTTTGTCCTCGGGCGGGGTATCGTCAACAATCTCGATCTCAAACTCGGGCTTTTTGCCTTTAGCCTCTTTTTGAGCCTTTACCTCGGCCACCTGCGCTGAGGCTTCTTCGTACCCAAGGTCTATATCCGGGGATGCCGCTTGAGCATCTTCTTTAGCCTTAGCCTTTAGATCTCTATTTATTTCCTCTAGCGAGGTCACAATTTCTTCTTTTGCCATTTACTTCTCCTTACGCACGGGTATAACCACGAGGATCGTCAACAACGGCTTCAACTTGGTCGTCATTAATCAGCCGGAACTCCTGCCCGTCAATCTTGAACCGGGTTCCCGAGTAATTACGCATGATGATGAAGTCGCCTTCTTTGCACCAAGGGCCACTCTCAAACTTGGCACCCTTGAAAGCCAGCGGTCCTAACTTAAGTACAAACCCTAAGCAGGATGCTGTTTCTTCCGCTTTTTTGGTGGCTTCCGCCAATACCAGCCCCGAATCTCCGAGTCGCTCGGACACCTTGGGTAGGGTAATGAGGATCTTGTAACCCGATGGTTCGGGCATTTTTATGGGGTCTACCTGAGAAACTGCTTCCTCGGTGGCTCCCCGGTCTATCGCGCCTATTGTCATAGTCCGTATTCAGCCTTTTTAGCGATTTCGATTAGGTCAAGGATTTCCCGCTCTGCTATGGCAAGTCCCTGTATTACACCGACCCGAAATCGATAATCGGCATAATCCTGTGCGCCTCCGGTGGCTAAGTCGTCGGCTGCATTGTTTAAGTGCTCTCTGAGTCGCTTCCTTATCTGTTCCTCAAAAGATTTAACTTCCCCTACTTGTACGTAATCTGTCATTCACTTCTCCTAGGTGGTAGGTGGTTTGGACTTGGCTTCTGCCGTCCTCGCTATGTCTACCCCTAGTTTCATGCCTTGAGCCTCAAAGTCGCCTTCTAACTTCTGCTTGGCTTTGGCGGCTTCTAGGCCGATGCGAGCGCCATCAATCTCGGCTTGAGCCTTGATACGCTCTTCCTCCAGACGGATCTGATCTGCCTTGGCAACGGCATCAACCTCGTCTTTCTTGATCTTTCTCTGGACTTCTGCCTCTTTGATCGCCAGTTCACGCTGCTGGATCTGGGTAACCGGGTCGTTAGCGGCAATCTGAGCCTGCTGGGCTGCAACCTCAGTCTTACTTTGACCGATCACCATATCGGACGCCTGTGCGGCAACCCTAGCCAACTCGACCTCAAACTCCTCGGGCATCTTCATATTCGGAGGCGGCAGTGCCACACCCATCGCCTGCTCCATACGGGCACGGTAGGCGAAGGCCAAGTGCTCGGCAATATGTGCTTGGGCTGCGGCCTGCATACGGGGGGCATTCGGGTTTTGTCCGATCATCTGCTGCATCCGTGGGTCTTGGAGCAGGTTTATATGCACCCGGATGTGGGCCTCGTGGTCCTGATATATGAACGCCTTGGCCGGTTTGAGGTTGATGATGTTCATATTCTCGGTCACTGGGTCCTTGGGCACCTCATCGTCCTCAATAGGAACAAGTTTTGCCACGTTTCTGATGCCCAAAGTCTCCAACATCTGCCTGTGCAACTGGGCCATGTCGTATAACTGGGGTGCAGTCTGGGCTAACTGGAGCGCCGCTTGGTACTGGACCACCCGCTGGCTCATTGTCGCTGCGTTAGGGTCCGAAACAGGGACGATTTCGGTTACTTCGTAGTCATCTCGGGTCGCCGGGACGATGCCATCGTCTGCTTCTGGCTCATATTCGTACTCATCAGGGGCAAATTCAGCAATTATTGAGGCCAAAAGCCCAAATTCCTGCTTCATTGAGGCGTGGAGCCGCGCTTGGACGGCTGACATCACCTTTAAAGATCTTTCCAGAAGGGCCAAAGTGGTCCCAACCGGTGTTTCCTTGTTTACGTCAGTGATCTTTAGTTCAGAAATGGCTGCAAGACCGCGACCCTGCTCAACAATCTTGTCCATAAGCATCAATAGGACCTGAGAAGGCTCCTTGTACGGCAGGAAAGCGATGTTTTCGCTGATTTTCCCGCTTGCAACGTCCACATCTCGGAACTCTCCCGGGGAGATCGGGGTGTCATCACCCTTAATTCTCAACCCACGGGTCTTTAGACCCCCGGGTAGGTTCGATAAAGTGCCTGCATCGACTAGTTGACGAAGTATAGAAGTGCTGGATTTGGCATGACCACCGATTAAATGAATTAAACCGTAGCCATAAAAGCCAAAACCGGGAATGTAAACATAGTGAACAAAGTGCAAACGCTTGGCTTTTAACTTGTCGTCCGGGTTCCAGTTGCGCCGAACGGCCAAAACGGTCTGAGTTTGCTTCTCAATGGTCACCACATAGGGGATCGCCACCCCATTTTCGTCCCGCATCGGGTCATCTTCGATGTCCAGATCAACGTGCATCTCCAGAATTTGGTATCTGTCGTCATGGACGATGCTGGCCTCGTTGCCTTGGACCTTAATATCGCTGCGGTCCTTGTCGCTGTACTCGGGTTCGGGCAGATCTACGTCCCGGTAAAACCCAGCGATCTGCAGTTTTTTGACCTCGTTTGGCGTTTTCCGCATCACATGCGTGTAACGCTCACAGGTCAGGAGGTCTGAGGCCCCGTAGGGGACCACAAAATCTTCAGCCGGGATAAAGACTGCCACCTGACGCTCAAGATTGGGGTCGAAATAGACTTTCTTGAAGGCCGAACCCGCCAGTGCAAGGCTCCATAACATCCGTTCATGCTCTGCCCGGTACTCCGGCATCTTCACCGTGAGTTGGTAGTTCATGTCATCCCGAACTCGGGCAGCAGCATCTTCCTTCTCTTTAGTCATCTTCCCGATGATCTGCGTCTTTACAGGGCCAGCCGCCGGGAAAGTCTCCATAATGGACTCGGATTGGAACCGCACTACAGCCTCAGATAAGACGGGGTGGAACACTCCACAGGCCCCTTCCCACGGCTCCATACGCTCTTCGATCTGCAGTCCCAGCAGTTCTAGACCCGTGAAATAGGTCTTCTCCCAGTCCTTGCGGGACTCTTTATCTGTCTGGAAGTTCTCCAGCATGTCTCCTGCCAGTTCAGACAGGGTGCCTTCGTCTAAGTGCTCGGCCAAGTTAGCCGTAAACTCATCGATACCTTCCCCGCCACCGCCTTTGGCAATCTCAATCTCCAGCCCACCGGCTCGGATCTCGACACTCTCGGGGTCTTCGATCTCAATCTCAATGTCTGGCTCACCAGCCATTAATTCTTCGTCTAGACCAACCGGCGCCTGTGCTATCGCTTTTTCAATTGCCATGTCTCATCCTTTAGTAATACCCCTTGGAACGCCGAGATTTAAACTGCGCGGGTTCGTCTGGCTCATCAGACTCTAAGCGGATTAAACCGCCGTGCCGAAAGCGTATCAGAGCCTGCGTTGTGGCGTCCACTAGGTCATCATGCTCGCCTGCCGGGAAAGAAGCAAACTCCTCAATTACCTCCTCAGCCCACCTTGTATCCGGGGCATGCACAACTCCAGAGGCAAAAATATCGGCAACTGAGTTCACACGGGTGATCTTGTCGTTACCCCTGCTGGGCACGTAGTCCTGCACCGGTATACCCATCGAACGTAACTCATATATCAACGGAGCACCGGCTGCTTTTGCTTCGATAATGCAACAGTCGGGAGTATATTCTTTGTATAACTCCAACGCCTTTTCTTTTAATTCTGGAAACTCAAGGCGCTCTTTAAATGCGTCGAGAAGAATTATTTGCGGATTGGGAGAATCTTCCGGGTGAAATACACCCAGCGTTACACAGGCAGAGAAGTCCGAGCGATTAGTTTTACTAAACGCAGTATCCCAAGACTGAATAATATAATCGCACTTGGGTGGATTCTCATGCTCCCACATTTGCCACCATTCACGTTTTACTAACGCACCCTCGGCTCCTGTGGGGGCCTGCATATATTGTGCGTTCCATTTGTGAATCGGCAGTTCATCTTTAAGTGCATTTAATTCTTCTAGCGGCCAGAACTGAGGCCATAGCGGATTGCCAGAAGGAAGAATCGCAGGTAGTTCAATAACTTCCCACTCTTCTCCACCTCTTTGGATTGACGCTTTAACTACTTGTGCAGTGAGATCTCGCTTTGACCATCGCGTCATCACCACCACGATACTTCCCCCCGGCTGCAGACGCTGCCGTGGACCAGAGGAGTACCACTCATATACCTTGTCGTATATGTCTGGGTTTACTTCAGCAAGGATGGCTTCTTGCTCAGAATGCGGGTCGTCAATAATAAGAAGGTCGGCACCTTTACCGGTTACCGCACCGCCTACACCAATAGCGAAATATGTACCGCCGTGGGAGGTGTTCCAACGTCCAGCAGCCTTTGAGTCTGACTGTAGTGACACGTTGGGGAAGATCTCTTTGTACTGCTCGCTGTCCACCAAGTTTCGCACTTTACGTCCGAAGTCAGTGGCAAGTTCTGCGGTATGTGAGGTTTGAATGACCTTTTTTGTAGGGTATTTTCCGAGAAACCAAGAGGGCAAGAGGTAGGACGCAAACTCTGATTTTGTATGCCGTGGGGGCATATTGATGATAAGACGCTTGAGTTCGCCTCGGGCAACACGCTCAAAGGCTTCTGCCATGATCTCATGGTGCCGTCCATGTATAAACGTAGGCCAGACATGCTTGACATAATCTAAGAACCTATCTTGTCCTAATACTTTTTTCTTTCTCTTTTGCAGTTCTGCCAATATCTGTTTGGCAGCAGCCCGCTTTTCCACCGGCAGTTTTGGAAGAATCTGTTGTAGCAGTTCAGGAGTAAGTTCGGCTGCGCCCATGTTTTTACTTATCTTCTGCGTCCGACTCTTCTTGTTCTTCTTTTACTTCTTGCTCTTCTGGGTTTACCTCTTCTACATCCTGCACATCTTCAGCCATTAACTGCTCTACCTTTGTTACCTCTTTTGTCTCTACGTCTATGTAGTCTTTAAACATGCCCACAAGTTCTTTTTCCAACTCTTCTGTGGACTTGTTAATAATTGTTATTTCTGTTCTTTCTGCGAATAACCCAACATCTGCGATCTTTCCGATCATCTCCACGGCCTTTAAACGCACCTTGGGGTCCGGGTCGTCCAGCATTTCAATTAGTTTATTTGTAGCCACCGTGCGTAATTGCGCGGCATCTCGGGCTACTTGAACGTCATATTCCGTCAGGATGGCACCTAATTTAATTGCCACCCCGGGTTTGAATATTTGTTTTGTCGTGGGTTTTACTTCTTGGGTTATAACCTGTTTGGCGAAGAGATCATCCTCTTCTTCCATTTCTATAGGCATACCCATTTTATTTAGGGCGAGCGCCGTCTGGCAGGCCACTTTGGCCTTCTCATAAACATCTTTGTAGTCGTAGTCCTTGGAAGGAATATCGACGTTCGCCTCGGGTTCGAGTACTTGCATGAGCCGGGAGTGTAAAGAACTTATATGGAAATTGGAAGAAGTGTAAAAAATGGCGAGTTTCAGGGGGGAGTCAAAAATGGCGGGTTTCCGAGGGGAGTTGAAAAAATGGCGACTTTCTGGGGGGAGTTAAAAATGGTGAGTTTCAGGGGGGAGTACCCCGGGGTAGGGAGGTAAATAAAAAGAAGGGGGTGGGTCTCTAGGGAAATCGAATTAAGGAGCAGGAAAAAATGGCGAGTTATCGATGGCCCTAGTGAAAGATGTAATGAGATGTTTATAGGAGATTGGCTAGGGGGAACTTTGGCGGACACTTGGTTTTTAAATGTGGGGAATTGTTTGAGCGGATTAATGTGTCAGAGCGGAGTCCCGGGCCTGCTGCCAGAGGGGGGGATACCGGGGTAGTGGGATTCCCCCGAGAACGAATGCTTTTCCCGCCAGTCCTAGCAATACCTAGCATTTGCTAGGCATTAACTTGGAGAATGACATGAGTGATAGAAATGAACCGCAATTCACGATTGCGGACTTGCTGGAAGCCCTGAAGGCCGAGCGGATTGCCCACGAAGATACGGGCAAGTCGATTGTCCAGTATTCACGGGCTGTTGTCGATGCCCACAACAGAGGCGATAAGGCCGAGGCCCTGCATCAATTGGACTGGATGGAAATGGAAGTCCGAACCCGTGATGCACTATATCAGCGGATTCGGCGGGTCGAAACGGCAATTCGCACCCTGAATAGTTTCACTAAACCTTACCGCGACTAAAGGAGACGGGCCGGGAAACCGGCCCGATAAAACCATGAAATTCAGACCGATTAAAGACATTCTGTTAGAAACCCGCGCACCAAGTTCGGAACACCTTCGCCGGGCGTTTCAAGACACTGACAATAAGACAAAAGCCTTTGATTGCATGGAAGCACTGGAACGAATGGGCGATAGAGGCGGATCACGTGAGCAGTACATAGATGACCTGCTCAAAGTGGCATACGAATACTACCCAAACAGAAAGTTATCGGCCTTTATCCATGCCTACCTAAAGGCCCGGGTAAACTCCCGACCTGCACAACTGTCCCTATTTAACTGACTTCCAAGTTGGCCCCGCAGAACATCGCGGGGTTTTTTATT